AGCGGCCTTACGAGGACGCGCTTGAATCCCACCGTCGGGCGGTGGGCTCCCAGTTACGTAAGTTATACTGGGGTTCGCTGCTTGGCAAAAAGGCTTCGAAGACATCTGCAGCTGTCTCCTGGGAAATGGTTGTGTCCCATCCTCGTTGAACGACATCTATCGCGCCCGCAAAATTTCTGTGGCGCAACTTATGCGTAACGAGTCTCACCAACCTCCTAGTTAGAGGCATGTATGTGTCTTGGCGAATGATCAGAGCTGTCAACGCTCTTAGTGGCCCACCAGCCGACTGCAACAACTTCTTGGACTCCGTTCGACGCTTCACAATTGTGTGCTCGACGGTTCGATAAGAACTTGATAGTGGTTTGGCTGATGGAATCCCCTCATTGATCCTATGAAGGTGTTCTGCCTCAGCCTTGGCTGTTATCAGGACGCTGGATTTCGATATCTTGGAGATTCCTTGTGGTGCCTCATACAACAGTTTCCGTAGCCGTGCCGTATCGACCGTCCCCCCATACGTTAGTGGGGTCGGGCCTTTACGAAGATAGCCTATGAACGTCACTGCATCTGCCGCCCCTCGACCATTCCCTCCAGCGGAGAGGGGGCCCAGCTTCTGCTCGGGCAACGGGGCAGTGCAATTCGACGTTCTCTGTGCTGCACGCTTAAGAATTCTGTTGACGGGGTCATGGTGTTTGCGCGCTGCCAAATTTTGCAGCGTATCCACCACCATGAGCCCCTTGTTTCCGTTGATAGCTCTCGATCCTACGGCTTCTCCTATGCGAATGCATGCTTTGCCGACCGCTCCTCCACCCTCAATACGTCTGACAAGTCTCTCGCAGAATACACCGTATTCGCGATTTCGGAATGACTTGGCGGTATTAGGGACCAAATGGATGGAGCGTAAGTTGGATTCGTACCGATCGCAGATCTCCTGTGGCCATAACCCTATGAGGTCGTCTCCGCATGTGCGGAACGACTTGAGTTCAGCACCGGCCCTCCATGCACAGAAACTGTTGAGTATCGTTAGGACTGACCATCCAGGTCCTAGCCCCATTAATGCTCCACAGTGTGATGTGTATGTGCCGGTGTGTTTACACTCTACTTCCATAGGTGCGATAACGTGATTGATTCCCTCGAGGAACCAGTCGGGTCCTTCTATACGTTCATGGATCCTTCTGAGCACGTATCGCGACAGGTCCACAGAGATCGGGTCCGTCGATTTCTTCAAATCGGCCGAATACAGCAATAGATCATCCTCGGGTAACGAGCTCCTCAATTCTATAGGTGCATCGCGCAACATGTCTCGTGAAATCGAGATACTCTTCATGTACGGCATCAGAAGAGTTGTCATGGCGCGTGCCACCCATACGGTAGCAGCTTGATGCAAGGTAGCCATGCGGACTTTCCCGTCCGGTTGTACGATCA